AAAAGCTTGACGCATATGTGGGAGGGCTTAGCCCTCTTACAGCGTGCGTTTCGCTAATCCAGATGACAATTCCGTCTCTGGCCACTCCTTCAGGGAAAAACAATGCCTGCTTTGGCAAACATCGCCATCCAAGATGGTGCGGCAACTCCGGTCACTCATACCTTTGCTCCTGTTGATTCGGACAACGGTAAGAGTACCTTCGCGAATTCGGCGCCGGGCGTGCCCATGGGTTATGAAACCCTGGATATCACGTTCGTTCGTCCGAAAACGCCCACTGCTGCGTACCGCGTCATTGGCAAACTCGTCCTTCCGACGATTGCTTCTGTCAACGGTGTGCAGACCATCACCTCCAAGAATACTGTCAATTTTGACATTAACTTGGACCAGCGGTCGACGGCCCAGGAGCGGGAAAATGCCGCGGTACTCCTCAAGAACCTCCTCGCGAACACCGACTTTGTCAGTGTCGTCGAGAAGCTCGAGAACTACTACTGATTTTCCATTCTCCAAGGCTCTTGTAGCTAACTTTGTTGGTTACTCACTCATTGAGGTATCCTCATGGTTAAGAAACGTCATGGCCGTAATCGGTCTGTCAACACTCGTGTTTCTCTTCAGCTCGACGAGTTCGTCCGCCGTCTGGCAGCTTGTACTTCGCTCCCAGACTCAGCAGTCGGTCCCGTCCAGCCAGGTTCCCTCCTATCCGGTGCAATACCCGGGTGGGATGGTGATAACCCCGATCACTTCTCAGTAGCTTATCTTTTTGATGAGCTTCTTTCTAAACTTCGGTTTGGGAAGTCCTCAGAAGTGACAGCCAGGGCCGCCGTAAAGCGGTTCCAGGAGGCTGAAGAGATGTGTCAAGAAACAAACAAGCGTCTCAAATCCCCGTCCAGATTTACAACGTCTGAGTCGGGCGACAACTCCCTTTTGGAGTGTGCTCGTCAAAAGATAGAGGCTTTACTTGGTGATCTTGACCTTGACGAAGTAGCGTCTGGAATGTCGTGGGGTCCTGGAGCTTCAACCAGGATCCGCCGACGTAGCAGTGCTGCCGCGTACAAGTACTCGGGTCGTCCCGAGAGCACAATAGGTAACGCGATACTCTCGAATGCAGCGATTGCTGCGTTCCCCCTCTGGTCAGAGGGCCTTGAATTCAAGGAGAGTTCCGGGCGATGTGAAATCGTTCCGGGAAATCGCGTCGTAACTGTGCCTAAGAACTACAAAACGGATCGCATCATTGCTATCGAGCCTGATATGAACATATATGTCCAAAAGGGTATCGGTGCAGTGTTGCGAAAGAGACTCCGTTTTGCTGGGCAGAACCTCGACGATCAGGAGAGAAACCGCCGCCTTGCCCTTAAAGGCTCGGTGGACGGCTCCTTTGCTACCGTCGACCTGAGCATGGCGAGTGACACGATCTCTTATGAGCTCGTTCGCCAGCTCTTGCCCGCCGACTGGTTTTCGCTTCTTGAGCAGTCGCGATCGCTAGTTGGGGTTCTTACTCACGTGACGGGAGTACCTGAAAGTACATACCGTTACGCGAAGTTCAGCTCCATGGG